CAACATTAGCTGAGTATTTTAAAATGATTTCACCAGTACATGAAAAGATTATCGGCACATCAAAGAATAAAATTGATGCAATAAACAGAGATGTTGATTTAGTCGACCAATGGTGGGATGTACTTATAAATGTTTCAGATGACCAAGTGTTTATTGCTAAAGACTTTGATTTGGATATAGTAAATAACATGGGTAATGATACAGATATGTTCTTACATTTCCCAGATGGAAACCAAGGTGATTTAGCAACCATGAGTATTATCGGAAGAAAGTATTATTTGCGTGATGGATATATCTACAATCCAAACTACGAGTCTGTTTATTGCGATAATGAAGCACAAGACGTGGCAAAGCTTAGAGGTTGCTATAAGTTAGTAAACAAACATATTTTCAACCATGAACATCCAGCATGGGGTAAAGGTCAATCAGATGAACAATATAGAAAAACAGAACATCATTTAGTTTATGAAAAAGACAGACAAACATACATTAACAGAGCAGCAAAAAACTTTTATTTATGAAGTTATCATTATTGATTTGCACTATACCGAAGCGTAAAGAAATGCTTAATAGGTTACTTAATCAAGTAGCCGATTATTCAAAAGATTATTTTAGTGAAAATGAACTTGAAATATTAATTGATGATAGCATTGATAAAACAATAGGTGCAAAACGAGATAGGTTGTTGAATAAATCAAATGGAAAGTATATTGCTTTTATTGATGATGATGATTCAATAACAGAGCATTACTTTAAAGAAATACGCAAAGGTATTGATGGAGATTATGATTGTTGTTCTTTACGTGGTGTTATGACTTGGAACGGTGGCAATCCTGAGTTATTTGAACATTCAATTAAATACACAGCGTGGAATACTACAAGAAACATAATTAAGTACGAAAGATTTCCAAATCACTTGAATTGCATTAAATCCGAAATAGCTAAACAAGTAAAGTTTCCAGACCTTTGGAGTGCTGAAGATAGGGACTGGTCGCATGAATTAAATAAAAGACAATTAATAAAAACTGAATATTTTATTGATGAAGTAATTTATAACTATCAATACGTAATGAACAAATGAACTTAGCGGCTGTAATAACTGAATCAAGGAATTGTCCAAGAATAAATAATATTATTAAAAAACACTTGGAGAAATTACCTGAATATACTAAGCTTTATTTTTTTGGAAGTAAAGAAAATCAAAAAAGAATAAAGTTTAAACATACATTTTATGAGGTAGAAATAAATTCAATTGAAGATTATTGCTATTGGATAGCATCTCAAGAATTTTGGAATTTAATTAATGAAGAAAACGTTTTAATATTTCAAACTGATTCAATGATTATAGGTGGTAACATAGAACAATTCTATGAATACGATTATATTGGCAGTCCATTAAAATCAGAAGCTGACTATGTTTATAATGGTGGGTTATCCTTTAGACATAAAACTGTTATGCTTGATATAATAACTAAATGGAATTATAATCGTACGATTCACGAAAACGAAGATGGGTATTTTAGCCGAAAAGTTTATGAGCATTATAAAAAAACACCTAAACAAATTGCGGAAAAATTCTCAGTTGATAACATATTTAAACTTGGAACTTTTGGTTATCATGCAATAGAAAGAAGTTTGACAAAAGAACAAGTAAAACAAATTAAATCTCAAATATGAGCAGCGTTGCAATAGTTACTTTTTCAACATTACTAAAAGGTAGTCATCCTTATAGATATGTATTAAATGAAGAAAGATTAAGACAATCATTAATTAATGTAGGTTTTACTGGTTCATATTTTTCATTTAAAGATTATAAAAGCATTGATTCACCAAGTCATTCAGAAATACCTTATGCTTTTAAACCTTATGCAATTAAAAAGGTTAAAGACTTAGGTTATGATATTGTAATATGGATTGATTCAGCAGTTTACCCAACAAAGAAATTTGACCACTTTGTAAAACACATTGAAGAAAATGGACACGCTTTTTTTGATAATATTGGTTTTGCAATTCGCGACCACACATCAGATAAATGCTTAGAGTATTTTAATATGACAGATGAAGAAAGCTGGAAGCATCCTATGATAATGGCTTGTTTAATGGGATTTAATTTTAAGAATGAAACAACTTGCAAAATATTTAAAGAATATTATGAAGCTGCAAATGAACAAGCTTATGGAGGAGATTGGATTAATAATGATTTGCAAGTAAGTGCAAACCCAAAAGTTAAAGGTCATAGGCACGACCAATCAGCAATGAGTATAATATTAGCGCAAAAAGAAATTAAGCCTATACATCCAAATTCTACTTTCTTTGCTTATTATGGTAATCCAGGACATGAACCACACGCAGAAACCGTTTGTTTTTTATCACAAGGATTTTAATATGAAAGCTTATATTGTAGGAAAAGGAGAAAGTTTAAATTATTTAAATGAAAGTTATTTTGAAGATGGTGATATTTATTGCATTAACGAAAGTGTTTTAAAAGTTGAATCATTGAAATTAAATAATAAAATTTATTCAATGCAGAAAGATGGTGATTCACCAAAATATTTAAACAACTGTCCAATTAATAATTGTAATGAATGTCCAGCAAATATGGTTTATCCAATTAAAGCAACATTAATGCTGCATGAACACGAAAGTAAATATTGTTTAAAAGGATATGAGAATAGAATAATATTTGACAATGAAAAAAATGGACTTAATAAATTTGACCATTCGGCTATGTCATGCGTTAGATATTTAAAACTTAACGGATATAATGAAATAATATTGTTGTGTTTTGATTCTGTAACATCTAATAAATCAAAAAGTATAATGAATAAAAACATTGGTGAAATTGAAAGAAGTGATTACTTAATTGCAAAAACACATTTATTAAATGAATTAATAGGTGTTAATCATAAATTTATTGAACCAACGTTATGACCGAACTTTATATTATAATAGCCTCAGTAACATGGGCGCATCTTACCGGAATACCACAAAGGTTTAAATGGGCGTTTAAGAAAAAAAGCATTAAGCCGTTTGATTGCGAATTGTGTTTATCATTTTGGGGAGTTGGGTTACATTCTTACTTTTTGTCGCATGAAGCTGTATGGTTTGCAATTTGCAAAGGATTAGTTGCTGGATTTATTGCTGTACTGATTTATCATTTATTACGTTTAATTAAAATAATATGACAATAGAGCAACGTAAAAGATTGGAAGGATTTAAGAATCAGTTAATGATTTATGACCAATACAAATCTATTATGCCGACAAATGAAACGATTAAACAGATGCGTGAACTTTATCATGACATAGGACATCCACCAACCGGAAGCTGTGGCGGTTGCATACCCATGATTATTGAAACATTAATAGACCATTTAAAAGAAGAAGGACTTTATGAAAACTGAAATAATAAACATAAACAAAGTAAAAAGTAATCCAAATAATCCAAGAGTTATTAAGGATGACAAATTTGAAAAATTGGTTAAATCAATAAAAGAATTTCCAAAGATGCTGGAACTTCGACCAATAGTAGTTAACAATGATATGATTGTTTTAGGCGGTAATATGCGCCTTAAAGCTTGTAAGGAAGCCGGATTAAAACAAGTTCATATAATAAAAGCTTCAGAACTTACAGAAGAAGAACAAAGAGAATTTATATTAAAAGATAATGTTGGATTTGGAGAATGGGATTGGGAATTAATTAATGCTGAATGGGATTTAGAACAATTAGATAATTGGGGATTAGATGTTCCAAACTTTGAACCTATTGTTTTAGAAGCAGAAGAAGATAATTACGAAATGCCTGAAGAAATAAAAACTGATATTGTACTGAATGATTTATTTGAGATTGGGGAGCATCGTTTACTCTGTGGGGATTCAACAGATAGCGACCAAGTGGAAAAGCTAATGAATGGTCAAAAGGCTGATATGGTATTTACAGACCCTCCATACGGAATGAATGCCGTTAGTAAAAGCGGTGTCTTGAAGGAAAAGTACGGAACGGATATTTTAGGAGACTCCGATACAAACGCTGCAAAAGACTCATTCAATTTGATATATTCACTTTACCCAAACGCTGCTCATATTTGGTGGGGTGCAAATTATTATTCAAGTTGTTTGCCAGATTCGGAATGCTGGATTGTATGGGACAAAAACAACGGAGCATCAGACCAAACAGACTGCGAGCTTGCTTGGAGTAATTCAAGAAGTGTTGTTCGTCAATTTACAAAAGCATCTGAAAAAATAAATCGAGTACACCCGACTCAAAAGCCAGTTGAATTAGTATCTTGGTGTATTAACAAATTTGCAGAAAAATCAAAACTTATTTGTGATTATTTCTTAGGCAGTGGAGTTACAATGGTTGCATCGCATCAACTTAACCGCAAGTGTTATGGAATGGAACTAGACCCAAAATATTGCCAAGTTATAATTGACCGAATGAAAAAACTTGACCCAACATTAGTTATTAAAAAGAATGGTAAAGTAATTTAATATGCTACCTGAAGAAACAAAACAAAGAATGATATTGGCATTAGAGCAAAACTTAGGTATTGTTACTAATGCTTGTAAAGCTATTGGTATATCTAGACCGATGCACTATAAATGGCTGAAAGAAGATGCGGAATATAGAAGGGCTGTTAAAGATATGGAGAATGCTGCGTTAGACTTTGCAGAATCACAACTGTTAAAGCAAATACAAAAAGGCAATCCATTATCTACTATATTTTATTTAAAGTGCAAAGGAAAAAAGAGGGGTTACATTGAGCAAAACAATTTAGAAATTAAAGGAAACATGGTTTTCCGAGCGGACTTTGGCAAAAGCGATACTATACACACCACATCAGAATCAAACGAAGATACACAACGCCATCAATTGGGGGAGTGAGAAGTATTACATTCTGAATATTGGAAGACAGTTTGGTAAAACATTACTGGCTACAAATCAATTATTATATTGGGCCTTAAACAATAAAAATGTTAAGTGTGCATGGGTATCTCCAACCTATAAGCAAAGCAAGAAAGTATTTGATGAGATGTATAAAGCATTTCAGAAAAGACCTGAGATTTATAGGACTGTTAATCGAAGTGAGTTGTTACTCGAATATGCTTCCGGTTCTACAATTCAATTCTTTAGTGCTGAGAGATACGACAACATTCGTGGATTTACTTTTGAATATTTAGTTTGCGATGAGTTTGCTTTTATGAGTGAACAAGCGTGGACTGAAGTTTTAAGAGCAACTGTATTGGTTAAAGGTCGTAAGGTTCTTTTAATATCAACTCCAAAAGGTCGTAATCATTTTTATAAGCTTTATCAAATGGATGGCTATAATCCGCAATATAAAAGCTTTACAATGACTTCTTATGACAATCCTATAATAATACCTTCAGAGATTGACGATGCAAAACAAACGCTTCCAGACCATGTATTTAGACAGGAATATTTAGCGGAGTTTATTGATGGGGGCGCTGGAATGTTTAAAGATGTTCAGATAAACAACGTACCTGAAATGACCGGTAGATACTACGCTGGAATAGATGTTGGAAGGGCAGATGATTATACGGTGCTTACTATATTAAACAACAAATCAGAAATGATTTACTGCGAACGTTGGCGGCAAATGGATTGGACAGAAATTGTCCAAAAGATTAAACAACAACTTGAGAAATACAATCCCGATACACTTATAGAGGTTAACTCTGTTGGAGATGCTGTATTTGAAATGCTGAGAAACGAGATACCTTTCGTTTACATTGCGCCATTTGTAACTACTTCAAAAAGCAAACAGGATATAATAGAAAATTTAATTGTAGCAAACCAAGATAAAACTTTGAAGGTGCTACAAAACGAATGGCTGTTAAAAGAGTTGGAGGTGTTCAGCTATGAGTACAATCCGAAAACAAGAAGCGTGAAATATTCTGCACCATTTGGATTCCATGATGATGGGGTAATGAGTTTGGCAATAGCTTACCAATCATTTAGACAAGCTGAGAAAACTTATTTGTCCTCAACTTTCCGATAAAAATAGGGTACAAAACAAATCAATATAACACTTTAATATAGAAGCAATGAAAACACCAAAGAACTGGAACGATGTAAGTTTAAAACAACTAATTGAAATAGAAGCAATTAGGAATGACAAATCGATTGATAAAGAAATTTATCCTGACATAACACGTTCACTATTAATACTTTCGTTGTTTACTGGCATACCTTATTCAGAATATGAACAAATTCCACTTAATAAGTTACAAGAAGAAATTAGTAAGATTAAGTTTTTAAGTGAATTACCTAAGACTGAGATAGTTAGAAAGTTTTACCACAAAGGTTATTATTGGAAAGTTAATTTTGATTTGAAAGAATTAACAGCGCAGCAAT